GGAATCATCCGGTTATTCATATGCCACCGGCGGCTACTTCATGTGCGTCCTGCCTGTTCGCTGTTGGTTAACACCTTTAAGTTGTAATTTAGTTGTGGTGAAACACAATGTCAACAACTTTATGTGGTTTGATTGAAGATGAGATGAATGCAAGGATGTATAAAAAAGAGGAGGCTGTATGGAAGACAAGCTTTACGTATTTAATTACACACACAATAGAGATAAGTTGTTTGCGAACCTAATCAGTATCATTGATGGTATTGTTGCTGATGGGGTGGTAAGAGATGAGGAAGTTCTTTACCTTGACACATGGCTACTTGAAGCAAATCAAATTATAAGAAATGGGGTTATTAAGAGTCTATCGGCGAGGGTCTCAGATATTTTAGCTGATGGGGTGATTACAGAGGAAGAAAGAAAAGAACTCAAAAACAGTCTGACAAAAATCCAAAGAGAAATTTTAGATATTCCTGGAATTGATTTTTATTCTGCTGAAATGGATCTACATCTTCTTAGTGGATTGTGTAAAGGGCTGATCTCGGATAGGACCTTGACGGAAGATGAAATTAGATATCTCGACTGGTGGTTAACACAAAATGGGGCTCTTAAGAGTAACTACCCAGGGAAGGATTTGTACATTCTAATAAAAGATATCCTTAACGATGGGGTAATAACTCCAGAAGAAAGCGAAACTCTACATAAAGCACTTGTTGACTTTACTGGATGCGATCTAGATAGCGGTGTTGTTGATGGATTGGCGACGAGGCTACCGATTGATAATAATGTAGTCGTTGATCTTACGGACAAAACCTACTGTTTAACGGGTACCTTTATGGCAGGTAAGCGAGCGGTGGTAGAGGAACGGATCAAAAGTGCAGGGGGGAAAATAAGTAATGGAATTACCCAAAAACTGGACTTCCTTGTAGTCGGAACCCTATCATCCAGAGACTGGAAATTTTCCAGCCACGGGAGAAAGATAGAGAAAGCTGTTAGCTATCGCGACGATAATGGCGCAAAGCTAAAAATTATCTCAGAGGAAATGTTATTTGGCGTATTACCATGAACGTGATGACCAAAACACCCTGCCGATAACATGAATTCTTGCGCGGCGTTCATTGAAGGTGAGTATTTCATCTGGATACTCATCTTTGTTGAAGCTTCTTATAATTAAACCACCATCAGGTTGGTTTATTAGCACTTTGACCCTTAGCAGGACCCCATCTCTGACAGCGTATAAATCGCCATCTCGAATAGGGTTTGTCTGTGCGATATCAACAGCAACATGATCGCCGTTATTGAGAACTGGCAATAAGCTGTTCCCCCAAATTTTTACGATCCTAGCATTTGAAGCGCTGACTCCAGCTTTCCTTAGATCCATTCTTCGGATAGGAAACCAGTCAATTACAGACTCTACAATTTCGGCTTCACAACCATTTCCTGCTGATAACTCTACATCTAGTACTGGTATGTCAGCGAAAATGGCAGGGTCTAAACTGGCACTTTCAGCCTCTCCAACCACAAAATCAGAAAGTGAAGCATTTTCCTCAATGCCTAGTTGCAACCACTTTTGGCTAACGCCTAATACATTTGCGATTTCTTTTATCTTTCGCGGTTGCAACGTATCTCCGTTTTCTATTTTTGCTACGGATTGTTGAGAAACACCTATTGATTCAGCGAGTTGAGCTTGGCTTAACCCTGTTTTTTCTCTCGCAACTTTCAGTCTTTCCGCCAGTGTGTTCACAACTTCCCCCCTTATTTACGGTGAGATTACAACTTTATGTTTTAGCTTTCCAACACCTAAAAGTTGTGATAAAAGTTGTTGAGGTTGTATAATCTCTATCGGCAACAACTTTTATGTATTGATACAGGAGAAAACTATGACTCCCGAGCAGTTAGCCCTTTCAGAGGCAATCGCTCTGGCTGGTGGCCAATCAGAGTTAGCGCGCAAGCTTACCGCTAGTTCTGGGCGGTTAGTGAAACAACAGCAGGTCTGGAACTGGCTGAACAGAGAGAAAAAACCACCAGCAAAACTATCAGCGCTAATTGAAAAGGTCACCGGAGTTTCAAGAGAGAAATTACGTCCTGATATTTTTCAAAAGATTAAAGATTCAGCAGCGTAATTGTAACCACAGAATTAAGGGGTTAACCGTGGGTAACGAACCTATTTGGAAAGTTGAACGTCAGCCTTCTTGGCTGGTGGTAGCGATTAAAAAAACGATTACCGATCTGCCTGGTGGATATGCTGAGGCTGCGGAATGGTTGGGCGTGACAGAGAACGCATTGTTTAACCGCCTTCGTGTGGATGGGGATCAGATCTTCCCTATGGGATGGGCGATGGTGCTACAGAAAGCCGCCGGTGTTAGCTACATAGCAGATGCGTTTTCTCGTCAAACAGATAACGGGATTCATATCCCTGGCGCAGCACCAGAAACAGAGAACGAAGAAATTGGCTTAAAGCTGGCTGAGCTGGTGGGCAGGCTTGGGGATCTGGTCAACGCATACCGTCGATACATCGATGATGGTGTAGTTGATAAAGGGGAGTGGGACAGTCTGAATGAAATCGCCTACCAGTTCCGGGTAACGCTTATGACGTTCCTGAACCTGATTTCACGAGTTTATTGCCTTCCAGAAAAGAGTGACGCCCGCGAGTGTGCAGCTCCGGGCGCCTTGGCGAACAACTCTTCGAGTATGGAGAAATAATCCGCATGAGCAGTTTAACGGCTTTTAACCGTCTACCGCAACTAAGGATGATCCCGGTTTCGGGTACTCCGTTGTTTCGGTATGAGCGCAGATTATCAAACCGCTGGGTTCCGTGTAACCACAGTAGGGCGGTTTCAATTGTGGGGGTCTACAACCGGAGGGCAAAACGCCTGTGCGCGAACTTAACCGAAGGTTCAAAGACCACCGCGGAGTGCCAGTCCGTGTTATCCGCTGGGAGCCAGAAACACAGCGCGTTATCTATCTGCGTGATGGCTACCCGCACGAATGCTTCAGCCCACTTGAGCATTTCAGGCAAAAATTCAGGGAGATAACGGACGATCATGAGCACTAAATTAACCGGCTACGTATGGGATGGTTGCGCGGCGTCGGGCATGAAGTTGTCTAGTGTCGCGATCATGGCTCGCCTTGCTGATTTCAGCAGCGATGAGGGGGTGTGCTGGCCGTCCATTGAAACTATTGCTCGTCAGCTTGGCGCAGGGCCGAGCACTATCAGAACGGCAATCGCTAAGCTTGAAAAAGATGGCTGGCTCACGCGTACACAGCGCCGTAATGGTAACCGTAATGCTTCGAACGTGTATCGTCTGAATGTGGCGAAACTTCAGGCTGCCGCATTTTCTCAACTGTCAGATTCTGACACGTCAAAATCTGACGCATCAAAATTTGACGCCTCAAAAACTGACCCGTCGAAATCTGGCAAAAACGGCGGTTTTGACCCGTCAGAATCTGGCGGGGATCCGTCAGTAAAATCAACACAAGATCCACAAGTAACTTCAAAACCCTCTTGTCCGGTTGCGGCGCAACCAGACCCTGAAGTCGTGATTACTGACCAGGCGATTTTGGTTTTGTCCCATTTGAACCAGATCAGCGGATCCCGGTATCAGAAATCAAAAACCTCCCTGGAGAACATCCGTGCCCGACTGCGTGAGGGGTACAGCGTTGCAGACCTGCAACTGGTTATCGACCTGAAGCATGAGCACTGGCACGAGAACGACGAGCAGTACCAGTACATGAGGCCGGAAACGCTGTTTGGCCCGAAGAAATTCGAGAGCTATCTGCAAAGCGCTACCCGCTGGGATCAGAAAGGACGGCCTAAACGCGCTGACTGGGGTGCGAAAAAGCGCGATGTGATGGCTTTTGGTCCGGTTGATACAACGATTCCTGCGGGGTTCAGAGGATGACGTTAAACAAATATTGCCAGGCGCTGGCGGCACTACGTAGCCAACCAGCCCACGAATTGAAAGAAGTTGGCGATCAGTGGCGGACACCGGATCTGCTTTTCTGGGGGATCAACGCGCTATTTGGTCCATTAGTTCTGGACCTGTTTGCTGACGACGATAACGCGAAGTGTCCGGCATGGTACACCGCCGAAGATAACGCGCTGACACAGAACTGGTCTGAACGTCTGGATGAACTGGGCGGCGCGGCTTTTGCCAACCCTCCATATAGCCGCTCCCAGTATCACGACAAGCAGGCGATTACGGGTATGACACACATCATGAATCACACCATGGACATGCGTGAAAGAGGTGGTCGCTATATTTACCTGGTGAAGTCTGCCACAAGTGAAACATGGTGGCCGGAAGATGCCGATCACATCATGTTTATTCGTGGTCGTATTGGGTTCGATCTGCCTGTGTGGTTTGTACCTGCTGACGAAAAACAGAAACCCACCAGCGCGTTTTTTGCCGGTGCCATAGCTGTATTCGATAAGTCGTGGCGGGGTGAGCGGTTCAGCTATATCAACCGCACAGAACTGGAGGAAAAAGGGCGGGCATTTATGGCTTTGGCTCAATTCGCCGTTAGTAAAGAGCAAACAATCGCAATGCAGGCAGCCATGGAACCAGCAGCAACACCGGAAACTGAGTCACGTATCTGGCCTCTCGAGGTTGGTCTTGTGTTCAACCAAGTGGAAGGCGTTGACGTATTGAGTGAGGCTCAGCAGAACAAGCTGAAAGCCAACATAAATCAACTCTGGCTGGAACGAACGGCCACCAGCGAAATCATTACTGCAGCTTCTGAACTTGTTCGCAATATGCGGGGAGAGGCCGCGTGAAACTTATCCTGCCTTTTCCTCCGAGCGTGAACACTTACTGGCGCGCCCCTAACAAGGGGCCGCTGGCCGGTCGTCACCTCATTAGCTCTGATGGTCGTAAATACCAGAGCGCTGCCTGCGTGGCGATCATTGAGCAATTACGACGTCTCCCGAAGCCATCGACTGAACTGGCAGCGGTAGAAATCACTCTGTACCCACCGGATGCGCGCCGTCGGGATATCGATAATTACAACAAAGCCCTGTTTGACGCGCTGACGCATGCGGGTGTCTGGGAAGACGACAGCCAGATTAAGCGCATGCTGGTGGAATGGGGACCAATAGTACCGAAGGGAAAAGTTGAGATAACCATAACGGCATATAAAAAAGAGGTGGTTATATGTCCAGCTGTGGGTTGAATATTGGTCGATATGGCAGTAATGTCGGAAAGTGCAAGCGAAACGGGCGTGCAGGCTCGTCGCAACAATCAGAGTATGGAGAGAATATGAGCAATCATCATGTTAGGGGCACTGCTACGCCCGAAAATAGCACTTCATCAGTAATTTCCGTTAATCACTCGTCGGTTCCGGTGATCACCTATCGCAATCAACGCGTAGTGACAACGGATTCCCTTGCTGCCGGTTACGGCACAACACCAGTAAGAATTCAGCAAAACTTCGCTCGAAACGAGCAACGCTTTGTCGAGGGTAAACACTTCTTCAAAATCACTGGTGATGAGCTGAAATCGTTCCGACTATCATTTAGCGATGTGGTTAATAAACACACTACTTCACTTATTCTTTGGACTGAGCGTGGAGCTTCCCGCCATGCGAAAATGCTTGAAACCGAATTAGCCTGGGACTTCTTTGAACAGCTTGAAGATCATTACTTCAATCTTCGTGAGGTCCACGGTGTCATGCTGCCCAATATGTCTGATCCAATTACTTTAGCGCGAGCCTGGGCGGACGCTATGGAGGCAAAGCAGCAGGCTGAAGCACTCACCCACCAGCAGGCCGAATATATCGAGCATCTCGAGAGTCTCTTCACTGACGGGCTTTCCCCTGTACAGTTCTGTAAGCGTCTGAATGGTGTGAATACCTCCAAGATCAGTGCCTGGCTTGTCTCTGCTAACTGGCTGTACGATGACAATCCCGAAGGCCGCAGCGCACAGTGGCGTGTACGCTCGTATGCCCGCGACAAATACCTCACCGAGAAAAGCAGTAAAGTATCGCCAAACTCTGCAGTGAGCTTTACTTCCTACCAGCCCGTCTTGCTGCGCGAAGGCGCTGTCTGGCTGTACAAAAACTACCTGAAGGGAAAGCTTCCGATGAAGGTCACCTGGAACGGTAGTTTTACCCACGACAAAGATTTAGCAGGGGGGCTCCAGTGAGAGTGACCCCTCCGCACCTTCAGCCAGTATTGTCCAGGGTTAAACGGTTTGTTGAGAAACAACCCGATGGGGCAACTCTTACCCATCTGACGCACAAGGTATCAGCTTATAGCTCGTTGAGTCGGAAGGATAAAGAAACCCTGATCGAAATCATCCGCGAAAACAGCCTGCTCTGTGTCACTGATGACGGCAGGACAACAACCCTGCATCACCCTAAATTTGGTCATAAATCCGTGGCGCCGGTTATTGCGTCGTCGAAGCCATTGAAGGAAGCCACTATGAATAAGTCAACCGTGACCCCTGAAGAATTACGCAAGCAGGCTGAAGCCCTCATTCGCGCCGCTGAAGAAGCTGAAAAAAAGGCCGGTGACCGAGCTGAAATCAAAAAACAACTCGATCCTCTGAAACTTGAAATCCTACAGGCTTATGGAATGGCAAGCCGTAAGTTTGATGAGTTTGTGGATGCAATGGCGGATATGGGGAAGGCCGTACAGAAATTTAAAGATCTGACGGTATAAGGGGTTGGCATTGAGAGCCTTACTTACCCCTGCAGGTCGTGTGCTCGTTGAGCGTGAGCCTGAAAACATGGCCAGGCTTCCGTCTGGTCGGATCCCCGATGCACGGCAACCGCTACTGGAGGATGCCAGCCTTCACACTTTCTTCACCGATGAACGGGTAATTACTGCTGCTGGTGGTATGGCCGGGCTTGAGTACTGGCTTCGTCAGCGCGTTAAAAAGTGTCAGTACCCTGTTTCTGACTACCATCATGCCGAGCTAACAACACTATGGCATCCTCCTGGCGCGTTAGTGGTGTGCTGGCACTGCGATAACAAATTGCGCGGTCAGTCAACGGAGAGATTACAGGCGCTTGCGCTGAGCAATGTTGCCGAATGGATTGTTGATACCGTACTGGTTGGGCTTGGCCACAACAAAGAGCGCTCCCTCTCTTTAGCCGAGCTTTGCTGGTGGGCGGTTCAGTCTGGTGTCGCTGATGCTGTCACCGAAGGAATGGCGCAACGGGCACTTCGGTTGCCAGACGAACCATTATTATCTGTTTACCGGGAAAGTGACATCGTACCTATGCCGCCGGCCATCAGCATTATGCAGGAAAAAGCCAGGTCGATTGATACGTTACCAGCTCGGCGGTCTGACAGCCTGGATGTGGAAACCCAAAAGGCAATACTGACGCTAACCGTCGATCCGGAGTCCCCGGAATCTTTTATGCTCAGGCCAAAACGTCGCCGCTGGGTAAATGAGACGTACACCCGCTGGGTTAAAACACAACCCTGTGAGTGTTGCCGACGGCCAGCAGATGATCCGCACCATATCGTAGGGCACGGTATGGGTGGTACAGCAACAAAAGCCCATGACCTCTTCGTGATCCCTCTGTGCAGAGAGTGCCACGACGAGTTACACGCCGATGTACCAGCATTCGAGCAGAAGCATGGTACGCAGCTTGAGCTGCTACTGCGTTTTATGGATCGGGCGCTGTCGATCGGCGTAATTGCGAAAGCTTAAGTGTATGGAGCGCAAAGAAGCATGAATCAACAAGACCTGAATTTTGTAAGAATAGAATTGCGCCGCGCGCTACCTGACCTCTCTGGGGGAACAAAAGGGCAGCTTGAGGCTTTCAGTGAACACCCACCAGCAGACAAAAATGCCACCCCGCGCCGTGGAATTCACCTCGTCGAACTCGAAGGAGAGAAGGGGCCACGCTTTGTTAACTCGCTTTCCGCGCCACTGTATGTACTGGAAACACGCAGCCGCCGCAGGCCAATGCCGCCGATAAAAGATGCGGAATTTGAGTCCGCGCCGTGGCGTAGGGCAGTGTCCGCGCTTAGTGGATACCAGCAGGCCTGGTTGCGGTACTGCTACGGTTTTGACCTTAGCTATAAGCACCAGGTGATGATGTGTGAATACGTCTGGAAAACTTATCAGAAATGCCTGGGTGATAACTCCCTTCAGGAGCGCGTAGTAAAGAAACTGATTGGCCTGGTATGGCTGGCAGGGCAGGAAATTGCCGCAACCAGAAATAATGAAACCTATAAAGACTATGCTAGTGCAGCGTTGGCCCGCATGGTTAGCGTTGACCGTTCGACATGGTTGCGCGTCTATTCAGGGCACTGGGCTGGGTTAAAGGCCGCTTTTACCCAGCTTGATGAATCTGCGCTGGCCATGGCTCTTGAATACTATGAGGAAGAAGACGCCCTCAAAGTGGCAGAAATGTGAAGTAAATTTCACTATCTCCTTCAAACGCGCTTGCAAAATGCAACAAAATAAGCCATATTTGAAGCATATTTGATATGTTGCCAAAGTTCTATAAACCCGCCTGTGAGCGGGTTTTTCTTTAACCTCTTTTGGCACTCAATCTACGTCAAAATCAATATGTTATAATTCCGCTGGTCAAAACAAGCCACCGGAGGCAGTGCTATGAAAATCACATCTGTACATTTCGAAATTCTGAGTCGCGTAAATGCTCTTGGTCCACATGAAGCGGTTCAGTCTTCAGTACTTCCGCTCATTCCAAAGGAAACAGTAAATTTTGCTATTTCTGATCTTGCTGACGCAGGGTTAGTAAATGCTGTTAAGAGTAGATCCGGTGATGGTACGTGGATAGCAACTGAAATTACCTCCAAAGGGCATCACTATTTAAAAGACCATGAGCAATAACGCATTTACCAGTAAAGCACTACACAACATTTACTAAGGCTGCCATTCGGTGGCCTTTTTTATTCCCCTCATTCTGAGAGGACTTACAGCAATTAAGAGGGGGCTAAATGTCCGATCCGATTTCCGGTACTGGGCTGGCTGGTGGTGTCCTGACGGGGGCCAGCGTCTATGGATTTCTTTCCGGAACCGATTATGGCGTGGTGTTTGGTGCATTTGCCGGAGCTGTATTTTACATTGCAACGGCTGCTGACCTGAGTGCAACGCGTCGGCTGGCATATTTTCTGGTGTCGTATATCGCGGGGATCCTTTGTTCCGGGCTGGTGGGTTCAAAGCTGGCTCAGGCGACCGGCTACAGTGATAAACCACTGGATGCCATTGGCGCCGTAATCGTTTCTGCTTTAGCCGTCAAAATCCTGACGTTCCTGAATAATCAGGATGTCGGCTCGCTGGTGGCGCTGATAACGCGCCGGGGAGGTTCAGGTGGTACTAAATGACCCGTCGGCAACAATTAATGCGCTGCTTTGCGCTGGGGTAGTCCTGACCCTGATGTTTTACCGCCGTGGTGATTCCCGACATCGACCGTGGATATCTCGCTTAGCGTGGCTGCTTACGGTCATCTATAGCGCGGTTCCGCTGGCTTATCTGTGCGGTATCTACCCTTATTCATCGTGGGCCACTATCGGGGCCAACATTATTTTCTTGTCTGTGCTGGTCGCCGTCAGGGGCAACGTAGCGCGGCTGGTTGATCATCTGAGGTAATAATGAACCAATCACAATTTCAGCAGGCGGCTGGTATCAGCGCCGGGCTTTCTGCGCGCTGGTTTCCGCACATTGATGCGGCAATGAAAGAGTTTGGAATTACAGCGGTTAATGATCAGGCCATGTTCATTGCACAAGTTGGGCATGAATCCAATGGCTTTACCTCGCTGGTAGAGAACTTTAACTACTCGGTTGAAGGGCTGAAGAAAACCTTCGGTAAGCGCCTGACGCCGTATCAGAGCGAAATGCTGGGGCGTGTCGATGGTAAACAAGTCGCTCACCAGCCACAAATAGCCAATCTGGTTTACGGTGACCGCATGGGGAATAACAGCCAGGGTGATGGCTGGAAATATCGCGGTCGCGGCCTGCTTCAAATCACCGGCCGAGAGAACTATACCAAATGCGGTACAGCGCTGAAGCTTGACCTTGTGAGCACTCCTGAACTATTGACGCAAGAGCGACACGCGGCCCGCTCGGCAGCATGGTACTTCACGTTACGCGGTTGTCTCCTCTATTCGGGGGATGTGGAACGCGTCACGCAAATTATTAACGGCGGGCAGAACGGCATTAAAGACCGCCGTGAACGTTACGCCAAAGCTAAAGCCGCACTGGTGTGAGGTCACTATGGGACTTGAAATGATTCTCGGCCTGGCTGTTGCTGTGCTGGCTGCAATTGCAGGTGCTTTTGGTCTGGGTAAGTCACGCGGTACCAATATCGCTGAGACAAAAGCTAACCAGCAACGCACTGAGGAACGCGCAGCAGCTACTGAAGCCGTTGCAGAACGCCGGGTGGAGACAACAAAAGGAGCCAGGGATGTACAGCAGACTGTTAATCATCTTCCTGATGACGATGTTGACCGCGAGTTGCGCGAAAACTTTACCCGCAAAACCTGAAGTAACGGACACGGCTTGTGACTGGGTAAGTATCATCTACCTTACTGAGCATGATATTGCCGTGCTGGATAAACAGACGAAGCGGGACATTCTGGCGCATAACAGGTCTGTTCAGCTCAACTGCCTAAATAAAATTATTACAGCCTCGCAATAGCTGGGCTTTTTAACAACTGAGGAATGAACATGACGGTAGTTCTTACAGCAAAACAGATTGAATACCTGGCAGCCTTTGCGAAAGAAGATGGTCAGCCCAAATACACCATCACCACTGGGACAATCCCGGAATTCGAAGCTGATGATGGTGAGGTTATCCCTGAGTACACCGGGTTGATTGCCTATTCCGAGTCACTTGAGCACGGTGTGTTACAACTCGACGACTAGCGGCATTACAGCAGGCATTCACTGAGTGTCTGCGATAATGCTATACGTTTTTTGGGGAGTGAATATGCCACCGCGCACACCGAAGGCTTGTCGCGTTCGCGGCTGTCGGAACACCACAACAGACCCATCTGGCTACTGTGAAAATCACAAAGGTGAAGGCTGGAAGTCCTACAAGCCAGGCCAATCACGGCAGCAGCGTGGATACGGAACAAAGTGGGAATTCATCCGGGAGCGGATACTTAAGCGCGACAAGGGGTTGTGTCAGAACCATCTACGGCAGGCAATAGTTAAGCAGGCGTCCTGCGTGGACCACATCAAGGCGAAGGCCCACGGCGGTACTGATGAGGACAGCAACCTTGAGAGCCTGTGCTGGTCGTGTCACGCAGCGAAGACTGCGCGCGAGCGGCTCAAGTGAGAATTAATGTCATCATCAGCCAGGGTAGGGGGAGGTCAAATCTCTGCGACCGCGCGCCTTCCGGACTGCCCGCCTCCTCGTATTTTTATACCCGCGAAAAATGAAATTTAACCAGGAGTGTCGCTTATGGCTGGAACGGCGGGGCGTTCCGGGCGTCGCCCCAAGCCAACGGCGCGCAAGGAGCTGGCAGGGAACCCCGGCAAACGAGCTCTGAATAAAGAGGAACCTGTATTCACACCGATTAAAGGTGTGGCACCACCTGACTGGTTTTCTGAGGATGACGGCCTGCCTATGGCGGCCATCATGTGGGAACTGACCACAAAAGAATTATGTGGACAGGGATTACTGTGTGTTACCGATCTTGCCGTACTTGAGCGCTGGTGTGTTGCCTACGAGTTCTGGCGCAGGGCGGTTAAAAATATCGCCAGAGATGGGCTTTCTATCACTGGTGCTATGGGAGGGAAGATAAAAAACCCTGAGCTAACCGCAAAGAAAGAGCAGGAATCGGAGATGAGCTCTACCGGCTCCATGCTTGGCCTTGACCCCAGCAGCCGGCAACGCCTGATCGGCCTTGCCGGACAGAAGAAAACCTCTAACCCATTCCTGAAGATGATCAACTCATGAGCCGGAAATCGTACCCCAACGTAAACGCCGCGAATCAATACGCCCGCAACGTTGTGCGGGGGAAAATCCCGGCGTGCCAGTTTGTCATTCAGGCCTGCCAGCGTCATATCGATGACATGGCGGCTGAAAAGAGTAAGAAATTTCGTTACCGTTTCGATAAAGACATGGCAGAAAAGGCTGCGAAATTTATCCAGTTATTGCCACATACAAAAGGAGAGTGGGCATTCAAGCGGATGCCGATAACCCTGGAGGCATGGCAATTGTTTATTGTGTGCTGCGCCTTTGGCTGGGTCCAGAAAGGCTCGAAGCTTCGTCGCTTTCGCGAGGTTTACACTGAGATACCGCGTAAAAACGGGAAATCAGCTATTTCGGCGGGTGTGGCGCTGTACTGTTTTACCTGTGATAACGAGTTTGGCGCTGAAGTATATTCCGGGGCCACAACTGAAAAGCAGGCGTGGGAAGTATTCAGACCCGCTCGCCTGATGTGTAAGCGTACACCGCTGCTGGTGGAAGCGTTCGGGATCGAGGTTAATGCGTCCAACCTGAACCGGCCAGAGGATGGCGCGCGTTTTGAGCCGCTGATTGGTAACCCTGGTGACGGCGCTTCACCGCACTGTGCGATTGTCGACGAGTATCACGAACATCCCACAGATTCGCTCTACACCACTATGCTGACGGGTATGGGGGCGCGGCGACAGCCGCTGATGTGGGCGATCTTA